TTCAATATTCATCTTTTCTTCGGACTGTGCGTGTAATTCACCATTTTCAAATAACATACTAACAGTCTTACCGCCTTGCGCGAACTTACCATCAAATTTACCATCGGCATTTTCCATAAAGGTATCACCTTTTTCATTCTTAAATGTCATTGATCCTTCTTTTGTAACGGCCATATGAGCACCTTTGGCGCCGCCAATATATGAATGACCTTCAAGAGAAGTCATACCAATTGATCCTTGAGAAACATATCCGATACCACCTTTTGCCAACTTAGCGGATGATCCTTCTAGTTTCTTTGTTTCATTCTTGGCCTGTGTATCAATGTTACCGCGAATATGTCTATTATGGTTTTTAGAAGTTAAATTAAAATCACCGAGAACGGTGAGATTATAGTTTTTATGAACGGTAACATTATAATCACCATATACTCTTAAAGATGCATCACCTTTTACCGTAATATCTTGAGCACCTGTAACCGTCATTCTGTTTTCAGCAAACACCACAGTATATAACGAGTTATGTGCCGTTATATGAACAGAACCATCAGGTCTCATCTGTATTGCTGAACCACCACGATGTTGTAGTGTAACAGTTTCATGGTCTTTCGTATCGTCAAGAACAAAATTGTGTCCGCTTCTGGACTTATAACTCATATAGTCAGGATATTCACCTGCCTTTTGTTCCGATCGCCAATCTTTTGGAACATCAAAATGTTCTTCTGTTTCGTTTGCTTTATTATTGTTTCTTGCACTGCCAGTCATTTTTTATTCCTTACTGATATAAAGATTTGTCTAAAGGATTTCCCTCATTTACAATTTTTTTGGCAATCTCTAAAAGTTTTTTGGACTTTTGATCTTTATTAAGTTTTTCTGTCATCTTTCGGCTTTCTTGTTCGCCAGTTTGTGACAGTCGTTTCATAAGGTCCTGAACTACTTTGGAACTTTTTCCAAACATCTGTCCCATAATATTTTGTCCGGCACCACCTGCGCCGCCAGCACCAGCACCAGCACCTGCACCAGCACCTGCACCAGCGCCGCCGGCCGGAGGCGCGCCAGCACCACTTGTATTATTGTTAGTAAAATTAACGGTTTTTTTGACACCAGCAATAAAGATGATTGATCCATTGTTAGGTGCAGTTTCAAACTCAATTGACAATTTTGCAACAGGTTTAGTTGCCGGTACTGTTGTGATTGTTGGTACAGTACCCGTTGCTGTATTTGTAGTTGTCTCTACTGTTACAGTTGTGGTTGTTGATGTTGCTTCTTGTGTAGAAAGGATGGTAAACTTGGTATCAAGTATTACTACACCATCAACATAGACGGAAAGTTCCATTCCATTAAAATTGGATCCAATATCAAACTTTTTAGTTTCACCATCGCCTCTAAGTGTGAGAGAAGAACGATCTGCCGGTCTACTACCAAATCCTGCACCGAGTTCAGGATCCTCTAACATTGCCTCAAAGTCAGCAATTGCTTTCTTTGCCTCATCTGTATATTCTACAGTTACATTACCATCGATATCGATTGTTTTTATGGCATTTCCCCATGCCGTTTCTAATACAACATTGACTTGAGTTAGATATTCCTGTCCAAATAGTTGCGTGTCGTTTTCTAATTGTCTAAATGCTGCTAACAAATCAGATATGTTTGTTACCTGACTTAAAAGATCCTCGGCGTTATTAAGAAGAGTTTCTGGATGGACGACTGTGCCTGAAAAGAATGCCAATCCATTTGTTGTATCTAATCCTTGAACGAGTGTGGCGTAATTCTTCAATGCCGATTTCATATCATTAGGAAGTTTTTCAATTATTCTAGATAATCTATCATCAACATTTCCCCAACCAGCAGCACCTACACCATTACTGACAATGCCTGAAGTTTCTGTATTAGCATAAAACTGAGTTTCACTACCGATACTTTGAAATCCGTTAGTTTGTTGACCTGCAAAGTTACCTGTGCCTGCTAACCCACCAAGATTGCTGCCAGGACCACCACCGCCTTTCCCTGCCAATCCTTTAAGCATACCACCGACAGATTGAACCTGACCCATAAGTTGATTCAACATGTCCTGTTGCTGCATTTTACTGCCATGTTTCTTAGCAGTAGGAATTTTCTTTAAGTCAGGAAGTCTAAAACCTGACATATCAAATAAAGCACCATTAACAGGAATACCGTCTAATAATTCTAAACGGTGCTGTTCACCCTTTTCTTTAATCTTTCTGACTTTGGCGCCGCGTTCTTCACCTTCTTCGATTTCTGGAGGAACATTAATGTTTCTTTTAGATTGTTTTAGATTTTTTACAGTTTGATTATTACTACCACCTTCACCTTTGTTTGTGCTATTGCTGTGGCCTAAAATGATACCGCCATTCATACCTTCTTGTGCGAGGTAATAAATCATTGTTCCTGGATCAAGAGCACCTGGAAATGAAGATTGACCCCATTGAGTAGGTGACTGCATTAATCCGGAAAACATTAAATGTTCCGATGGAACGCCACCGGATGAATGTAGCAAGGGATTATAAATTTTCTGGTTGCCGGAGTTATCGCTGGGTTTATCATCAGCCTCGTTACCAATGACACCAACCTTGATACTCGACTGAGGTCCTGGAAAATTATTATATCCTGTCATATTACACTATTCCTCCCTGTCCGACAGTTGTGGACACACATTCAATTGTCGTCGTAGAAAAACCACCCAATTGTAAATTGTGAATTAATCCTGATACCAGGTAATTACCTGAACCATATAATTTTGATTGATTATATTTGTGTCTCCAATCAAGTTCAATGACATCTCCAACATGCAAGCTTGGATCCCATGCACCTACTAATCTCAAAGCAATTTTATCTTTCTCTAGTAATGCCATTCTGGCCTGTCTTTTAGGAAGATATGATTCAACATCGGTCTCACATGAATTTTGTTTATTCGCTGATCCCTTATTTGTAATCGACATTTTAAAATTACTACCAAGACCACAAGGATTTATTCCCGGTGATGATGTTTCTCCTGTAATCGGATTAAAAGTAGCAAGAGTATTACCAGGACCTGCTAGACCGTTCAGTGTATCAGATAGTAAATCAAAATCGCATGGAAAACTAAAAGCAACGGCAACATCTGTTGGAATGCCTGTTGATGCCGGCCATCTGGCCCATAGATTATAATCTTGAGAACCGGCAACACCACTTTCATATGTGATATATTTCTTTTTTACACCTTGTCTAGATAAAGAATATAGTGATCTAAAATGATGTATAGGAGTCCAATTAGAATCGATACCATAAGTCATAAAATGAATAAAAGAAGGATCACCATTTACATATGCAACATTAGATTGCTGAGAAATAACTTGAAATGGATGAATATTCTCGGCAATATAGTCTTTTGGTGGAAAACAGGATTCTATAATTGGATTAAATGCACCAACACACCCCAATGCTTCTCTTACGACTGTATCCGGCGTTTGACATTTCCATGATTGACTCATCAATCTTCTGGCATCCTCAAGCAAAGTGGGATCACAAGCATGTAGGGTTAGTTCTTCGACGGTTGACATGTTATTAGGAACAACCATTCGATTGTCTATCCTATACAGTGTTTGATTTTGTAATACAATACCTGTATGAACTTCGTTACCCATAGATAGAGCAATACTTTGTCCCTTGTATTGATCAAAGTTTTTAATTTCATCACCATGAATAAAAGATTGAATAGTTACTGCCGTTTGAAGTCCAGGTGTCATCAAACTTTCAGCCAAAACTATTTCTTTGACGGTTATTTCTTTAAATTGAATACCACCGATAGAAATTGCTGCTTTGACTAAACTTCTTTGTGAACTGGATTCTTGTCTTCCTGACATTAAAACAACCTTCTCAAATATGCCTCAACAGTTGGTGCTGCACCTTGACCTTGGTTTGCAGCAAAGATTTTAAATTCTTGCATAATAGTATTATAAAAATCTTTCTTAATAATTTTGATAGACCTCTTGGCGTCATTAAGACTCATTTCATAATCATAAGAATTGACAATATTTTTATAGGTTTTTTCTGTAATCGTATGATCACCCATATTGATGGTTACTATGGATTGTGTCTCTGGTAAAGATCCGGTTTTATCACCAAAATCAAAATCAACATTGATCAAACTAAATGTAGTATCAATTCTTACATCGGTACTATCCACAGTGGATTCAGAAGTGATAGCATAAGGATAATAGTAGTTAAAAGGTATGTCGATAATATTTCCTGTTAATCTTTCAGCATTAATAGTATATCTGTCAACTGTTGTTGTGTCGGTTGAAGAATTATATCTTTCAATAACTTTTTCAAAGTGATGAACTTGCGTGGCAGCATTTTCGATTGAACCATATTTGCCTATAATATATTTGTTGAACTGTTCGTCAGTTAAAGGCCATTCCCACTGTGGGTCAATAATATAGTTGGCATAAAGAATGATCCACCCAGCACCAACATCATCATAAAACTTACCTGCAAGTATTTCTGGAGTATCACCATCTTCGATATCATAGACATAGTAAGAACTTGTCTGTGCTACCGCATTTCTAATCATACTTAGTCGATAAAAGATATCAGTAACTGTTTCATTAACCGGATACTGACTTCTGTTTATGTCATACTTGATCTTAGGAAAGAAATCAAAGTAAGGAGTATTAGTTCTTGTTGGTTCGCGCATTTATTTACCTTTTAAAAACCCATTCTTCTACAGGTAATTGTATAGCCTTGTCGTATTCTTCCGGATATATTTCAATAAACTGAGACCTACAATGATTAAACAAATATCGGTGTATGCACGGTCTGGATAAAGAAGATAATTTCTTTGTTGATTCCATCAGATCGTAACTCAAGTTTAACTTTGCCCTTTCATCAGTAAACTTATTATTCTTATATTTCAAAAGTCTTTCGATAAGGGCCTGCCTTTCGCTCATACCAATATAATGCAAGTTTAGACCCAAAAAACCATCTCCGTATCTTTCAATAGGAAAGCACATTGGAAACTTATCATATTTAACCAGTTTTGTTTTCCATTTAGGATCATACTTAAAGAAATATAATTTACCTATGATCGTTGTATCTCGACCTCTTTGATCGTTAGATATTAACAACTTTCTTGCTTTAGTTCCTGAAACGGTCTGAGCCTTTTCTATCAACCATTTTGCCAGTTCGTCGGAAGTATATTTTTCTGCCATATAGTTATTTAGATTTCTTTCCGAAGAGTTCTTGTTCCGTTATCAGTTTAAATTGCCATCCTTTGTGTCGGCAATAGTCTTCTGCTGCTTTCCATTTTGCTTGATTCTTTACATATTGAAACACTTCTGTTACATATTTTTTACTGGTCTTGCTGGGCTTTTCGGGGAGTTTCGTGTATTTTTCGGGCTTCAATTCTATCCAATATGTTTGTCCTGTTTGGAAAGTAATAGTAAAATCTACGAAATAGCGATGGATAGCATTGTCGGTGGGACATAAATATGGAATGACTAATTCTTCGGAAGACCACTGTTTTATAGATGGGTTATTATCACACCACATCATGACAGAAAATTCCCATGAGGAGCGATAGTATACGTTAGTGATGTCACCAACATATTTGTTTGGATTTTTAATTTTAAATCGACCTTGATGCATATGTCAGGATATTTAGATTTCGTAAAAAAAGTAGCAAAATATGCCGACGTTGTAAACAAGATCGCCGGCTCCGGATTTGCGGGAGGAACATTAGCCCCCACACTCTCAAGTGATATAGAAGCCAGCATGCCTGAGGATGCCGGAACAAAATTAATTGGAGAAAAAACAGAAGACGAAACTTGGATGACAGATAAAGGTGCTCTTGTTTATCCACAAAATCTTTTTCGTCCTGGTCAGCCAGCGTATATTTTATTTTTGATGCGGGATTCTAATCTTCGCAGTACCGTAGTTTATAAAAGAATTGGTCTGTATATGCCTCCTGCCATAAAAGTTTCTTATGGTTCCAACTGGGAGGAAATCAATATGCCCGTCGAGCAGGCTATTGATATGGGTAAAGACGCTATCGACGCCGCCGGTAGCGCATTTGGTGGGACCTCCGCAGAAAAACAAGCAGGCGCTCAACTCGCAGCCGATGCTGCGTCAACTGGAGTAGGAGGTGTGCTAGATGTCGCCACAGGAGGCGATGCGTTCGGTAATCATATTGAAGTCCAACGAAGACGAACCACCAATCCTCACCAAGCACTATTATTCAAGGGAGTTTCATTTAGAGAGTTTCAATTTACTTTTGAGTTGATGGCAAGAAGTAAAGATGAGAGTGATAGTATAAGACAAATAATAAAAACATTTAAATGGGGTATGCATCCGGGTGGAGAACAAGATGCATCTTTCTGGTCTTATCCCAACACCTTTGATGTATATTTGCTAACGCCTTCACACAAATATATGTTTAATATCTCGCAGTGTGTATTAACAAATATGGAGGTTGATTATGGAGCCTCACAAGCAGCATCATTTTTTAAGGTTACTGGAGCACCAGTGCACATAAATCTTAGTTTAACATTTAAAGAGCTTTCAGTTCTTACCAAGAAACTTATTGAGTCTGATTACTAACTATGAAGC